TTTACTAGAAGATTTAAATTACATGAACATATAGTTGTAAATGGTGCTAAACTTGAGGATGGAATGCTTAAAGTATCCTACCATAGAGAAATTCCAGAATCAGAAAAACCAAAGATTATCAAAATACAATCTTAGGTTACCATTTTTTGACTATCCTTTAACATTAAATCAAATACCCCTGCATAGTAATCTAACATAGATGCTATAACAGGGGTATTTTCATATTCGGGATTCCATTTATCCATAACTTCCATAAAATCAGAAGATTTAGCTAGCTTTGTTTCTAAAACAAGCAATCCCTCAGATGTAATCTTTACATCAAAACTAGCTATTGTCGATGAAGTTACTGCCATTATTCATTTTTGGTATCTCCCAATTCTCGTGATGGATATTTTCTATTAAATTGTGAAAAACTCAAATTTTTAACATCCTCTCTAAATTCCTTTACTTTTCTTTTTTCATTTTTTCTTACTTCGTCATCTGTTTCAAATATTGCTGATGTTTCTTCCGCCTTCGGTCTTTCACTCATTATTATCTCCCTTTTAGTATGTATTTCAAGCCCTTTTTCAACTAATTCAAAAAATTGCTCGTGATTTTTAGTGATATGTGTTTCATCCCCAAATGTTATTTTCCAATCATCTAGGTCAATATCATTTAATTTTTGTATTTTAACTATCTTTTTCATTTTTAAATCGTATTTCGCCTGCTATAGCACTATAAGCAGCCATATCAATATAAGTATCCTTGCTAGTAGCTCCTAGCTTAGTTCGTGCTACCTTTAATAAACTCATCATTATAGCAACATTTTCTGCTGTAATTTCTATATCCAAGTATGCAGACCATAGTTTTGCTATGTTTGTATGGTTTTGTACCTTATCCCCATAATCTTTTTGTCTATCCCCACCTACTAGCTTTTTAGCTTCGTCTAAAAATTCTTTTGTTATTTCCATATCTCCACTAAAATTCAACACTTACATTAAATGATATGCTTCTTCGTATACCTTTACCTCTAAATGGGTATACTTGATGCAACAGCCAGTTAGGAAAAATAAATAACTGCCCTACGTGGGGTTTTACAGCATATTTAGGGTCTATCCAAACTTGAGGTGTACCATACAAAAATTCAATCCAACC